CAAGTAGAAAAGTATTACAACTCAAAGGATACTTACTACATACAAGTCAAAGGCAGAGGTCTATATTATATGGGTAAAGACCCTGAGGGATATGGATGCCCTCGTTTCTCTAACTCTGTTACAGATAGTAGTATTAGAATTCGTATCAAGACTAACTCAGCGTCGAAGGCACGATGGTCGTTTCTAATGGCACTTAAAATCAATGGTCTTAGGGCAAGCAATCGTGACCTAGACTTGGATTCATCTTTTTTATCCAGTTAGATTAGTGTCCACTCATCTACCCATTCACACCACAGTATAGTATAATATAAGTATGGCAAAGAATACACATCTGGAGCATTTAGAAGATGACATATTTAACTCTGGTTATAACGGTGCTACTAACAGTATTAATTTTCTTGTAGGTCTACGAGACATGTTGACCACAGGTAAAGGTGGTGGCAACACAAAGGTAACTGTCAAATGGGACGGTGCTCCTGCTATAGTTTGTGGCACTGACCCACAGACAGGAGAGTTTTTTGTAGGTAACAAATCAGTATTCAATAAGACTACACCTAAGATATGTTATACAGATGATTTTGTTGATGAGCATTACCCTGCTAGTGGATTGAATCCAATACTTAAGATGTGTCTTGCTGAGTTAAGTAAACTTCCTATCAGAGGTGTCATACAGGGAGACCTATTGTATGAGAAGAGACCTTCCATAGTCAGTATGAAAGGAAAGAAGTGTTACGTCTTCAAACCAAACACTATAACATACTGTGTAGAGGTAGACTCTGACTTAGGTAGACAGATATCACAGAGTAAGATAGGTATAGTATTTCATACCAGATACAACGGAGCAGATATATCTAGTATGGCTGCATCATTTGGTGTTGATGTTAAACCACTGCAGGGTGTAGGTAGTGTTGCAGTATTCTCTTCAGAGTTTACTAATGTAAATGGCATGGCAAACCTAACTCCTGCTGAGTTGTCAAAGATAAATCTAACTATCGCATCTGCTAAACGTAATCTAAGTGCAGGACGTAAGTTTCTATCAACTATCAATAAGGAGACAGGGTCATTCGCATACAATTCTCTGTTTAAAATGTATTTCAACCAAGTGATACGCTCAGGTATGATACCAAGTAACTCTCGTGCTATGGCACAGGGGTATATTTCCTTCGTAGATGCACGTTTTAAACAGGAAATTGGTAAGAAAAAGACTGAAAAGTCACAGAAACAATGGCAAGATAAGAGTGATAAGGCTCTTGCTTATCTAAATAGTAATAAGTCTGTCATGTATTCCGCACTTAGCGGTTTCAAAGACCTTATGACTGCTAAAGAGCAAATCATAAATAAACTGAAGAAGATAGAGGGTGTCGGTACCTTCTTAGAAGATGAAAATGGTTACAAGGTAACCAGTCCAGAAGGTTTTGTTGCTATCAAAGATGGTGCAGCACTTAAACTGGTCGATAGATTAGAATTTTCTAGAGCAAACTTCACCGTCGCTAAAGATTGGGGCAAATGAATTTTTTAGAATTTATAACTGAGGCAACTAAGAGTGCGTCTCAACAAAACAAACCTAAGAAACCCACGACAAGTCAAAAAGGTCAGAAGACTTCTGGTAACCTAGAGGACAAGCATGTTGCTATTACTTTTGGTCGCTTTAACCCTCCTCACGCTGGCCATGGCAAGTTACTTGATGCTGTCAAAGCGCACGGAGGCGACTCGGGAAACTATAGAATCTACCCATCCCGTAGTCAGGATCACAAAAAGAATCCGTTATCCGCACAACAAAAAGTAGACCACATGAGGAAGTTATTTCCCTCACACAAGGACAAGATTCAAAACAACGAAGCACATAGAAATATATTTGATGTAATGCGTGACCTACATGACGAGGGTCATGAGCACGTAACAATGGTGGTAGGAGACGATAGAGTAAAAGAGTTTGAGAAGTTGACTAACAAATATAATGGAGTGCATTATAACTTTAAGACTATCAATATCAAATCAGCAGGAGCAAGAGACCCTAAGAGTGATGACCCTGTAGAGAAGTTGTCAGCATCTGCTATGCGTAAGCATGCAAGTGGTGATGACCATGACTCATTCCATGCAGGCATGCCTAAGGGTGTCTCCTCAAAGCATTCCAAACAGATGATGGCAGACGTGAAGACTGGAATGACACCACCTCCTAAGAAGACGAAGACCAAGAAGTCAATCAAAGAGTTGACACTCTGGGAGTATGCACCTAAGTTAGATGCAGATTCGTTTAGAGATTTCTATATGCTAAACCATATCTTTAAGGTAGGTGCTATAGTAGAGCACGATGACACTGGACTAATAGGAAAGGTTGTCCATCGTGGCACTAATCATGTCGTATTCCAAATGCCAGATGGCAACGAGGAAAAGGTATGGTTAAAGAATATAACTGAAGTGGAAGACCCACGTGCTGCATGGGCACGTGCTGCTGATACCACCAAACTCCAACACAATTATTCTGCTGATGATGGCAGTGGTAATGACTGGAAGGCAGGTACAGACAACTATAGAATGGCATTGCAAGCAATGACTCCAGGGCAATCTGTAGTCAGTTTTACAGATTTTCAACAACGTATTAGAAACTCTGCTAAGACTAAATAAAAACAGTAAGACCAATCAGGTGTTATAAAAATGAAACTAGAAATGTTAGTGTCTGCAGCTTTGATGGACTACACTCCAACAGAGCAGTCATATATTCTTAAGGCGGTTGAGGAAGATAAACTTCCTGATACCAAGCGTCTCCACGAAGGTGTAATGAAAGTCATGGAAGTCCTTGACACATTCGAGCCAGTGGTAGAAGGGTATGCAGGCTTCGACGTAGACAGAGAAACTGTCAAGAAAAAGAAAGCAGAGCATAAGGATGACCGTAACATAGGTCGTGTTGTATCCTCAGGAGGAAACTCCATGCTCATCACAGGACGTAAGGCTGATGGTCGTTACATTGTTGTCGGAAAGAAAGGAGAGAAGACAGCAAAAGAGGCAGGCGATTTAGGTGTAACTGCTAAGGAAAGTGTAGTAGGTGTAGACATTGATGACGTACATCAACTCATGTTAGAAGGACTTAAGCAGGCACGTAAAAACGTTGGTGCATCTACATGTTGGAAAGGTTACAAGGCATCTGGCACTAAGATGAAGGGTGGAAAACAAGTCCCTAATTGTGTCAAAGAAGATGAAAAACCTTCTGACTTTATAAATAAATTGTCTAAGTCGGGATTATTTTCCGATGCGGAGTTGGAAAAAATGGGAGAGATAAACTAAAATGAAACCCTCCAACCCAGGTGAAAAGTCTTTTCTTACTACTAAGAAGAAAGGAAACGTTATTATTAACCCCAAGAAGGAAGACCTCATGAAAGAAACCAAACTAGACGAAAAGAAACTTGACGCAGTAGGTAAGGAAGACAAGGACATCGACAATGATGGTGACCATGATAAGTCTGACAAATACCTATTGAATCGTCGTAAGGTCAGGAGTAAAGTAATTAAGATGCGTGAAGCAGCATACGATGCGTTGCGTGCTAAACGTGCAAAGAAACCACAAGGAGAAGGAGCAGTGGATACAGCACCAGACGAATCAAACGTAGGTGAAGAGACACTTCATGAAATCTCTGCTAATAAATTAATTGATGCAGCAAAGGCAGCAGAAGTTAAGAGAGGTAAAGCTGCAGTTGCAGGAGACAAAGAGACTGCAAAGAAAGCCATAGGACAGAATAAGAAATTCTATGATGCAGCAAAGGCAAAGAGAATGAAAGAGTCTACAGATAGAATGAAAGAAAGAATGATACAGTTTACTAAAGACCATGACCAACAAATGCAAGGTAAACAGCCTATATAATTTACATTGAATTTTAATCATGCTATCATTTCTACTACCATTTGCATCTAAAATTGTATCAGATGCAGTAAACAAAATCCCAGACGATTCTGAGTTGGGAGAGAAACTAATCGACTTATGTCTAGTCATTCTAGGTAAGGCAGTTAAACTTACTAAGACAGACATGGACGACAAGCTATTGGAGACAGTTAAGTCTGCACTAGCAACTAGAGAGTAATTCTTATAAATAACTTATAGGAAAAAATTATTAGAGAAACTAATGTCTATTTTAGGTACTATAGACGCTTCCACCTTTGGCAATAACGTAGGTGTCACTAATGGTGACGCAACAGTTACGAAGAATGCTGCTGATTCCGTCGATGTTGGCGATATCTTGGTGCTTAATAGCGTTAACTACATTGTAAGAGAAGTTACATCAACCACTGCAATCGAATTGCATACAACATATGCGGGTAGCACTAATGCTTCATTGTCTGGTGCTATCAGACGTACTGCTCCTAAGGCAGTCGCTGAGTTTGTAGTCAAGGGTGGAGATAGTAACTCATATGAGTTGGTCTTCGTTGACACAACTGAGCAGAGCATTGCATCCAACAAGTCTAGAGGAATCACTGGACCTGGTTGGTGGCAGTATCGCACTTATCAGACACACAACGGTGACACCAAACATAAAGCAGAATACATCGCACCAGCTAAGGCAACTGCAGGAAACGCAGGAGACATGGCTGATGATACACTAGCAGCAGATGTATTAGAGGTAATCACAGTTGGCACACAGCCAGCAGCATCTACATCTTCTAGTGGTGCAGGCACATTTGTTGCAGCAGCAACAGTAGACCAGTCAGGTACTATCACATACAAGTGGCAGAGACAGACCAAGAGTGCAACTACTCGTTGGGTAGATGTAAGTGCTTCACTTGATACTGGTATCACATACGCTAACTTCACAACCGCAACTCTTGCATACAGTGGACTTAGTGGTGACACATTAGACGGATATAAGTATCGTTGCGTGATTAACTCAAGCAAAGGTGCAGTCCAAAAGTATACCGACGGAGCAGCAACTCTAACATTCGGTAGTTAGTAACTAAATTTTATAATGAGATTTGATGAACTAAATGAGAAAAACTATCTCATGTTCGCCATCAAGCATTACGATAACCCACAATCAGTTACCGTAGATGACTTCATGGAGGACATGAAGAAGTTTAAATATCTAAAAAGATTACTAAAGAGATACCTTAAGACAGGTGTGTTGAGAGTTAACTTGATTCTCAACCACCTTATTATTTTGTTTAATGTTTTTGGAGAGGGGACTGTCCCTCTTTTAATGTATAAGTTGGGTGAAGAATACTACGCAATCATAAAAACATTTCTTGTATACTTAAATAGAATACCAGACACACAAAACACTGGAATATTTGGCAACATAAATATTGATGACGATGTGCTCGATTTACTTAACGCATTATGAATGAAGATGCACCTACAATGAGTGTCGGCAATGGAGGTTTCACTGGAAGTGCTGCCCCCACAGGTCCTAATGCAGGATTCGACCCATTGATGAGTGCTAAGGTGAAGCGTAGGAAATACAAACCGAAAGGTCATGTGATTAAGAATATCGGCATAGGTGAAGCAGTTGAAGATAAGAGTGGTTACCTACCATTTAAGATATCATATGATGGAGCAGAGTCATACGTACTATATTCCAAGTCCGAAGCAAAATTGAAAATAGAATTGAGAAAGATGTATCGCCCTGAGAATTTCAAAAAGATTTCAGTCAAGCGTTTATATCCAAACGA